GTATTATGAGAAAAACTAAACCCTAATACATCATATAATTTTCCATTCGAATAACTTCTGTCTGCATATGAAATGATTTTTTTTGGATTATATGTTTTTATGAAAAATTTAAATAATTTAGATGCACCACCAATAATATTAGTGTTTCTTTTATTACAAAACCTTAAAAGTTCATAATCTATATCATTATTTTTTTTTCCAATCCCTAAACGATTTTTTCCAAAAGTCATTAATGAAACTAACTCATCATCATAAAATAACCCAAGTTTAATTTTACTACCAACAAATCCCTGTAGATGATTTTCATTTAAAAAATCTCGGATTAAAGAATTATCTGTGATCTCTCTTATTTGTGTTTTTCTAGCAAAAATCTTATATTTAGTGATTTTAATTTTATTCAAAATCATTGATTTGACTATATCTTTTTTTGTTGCCCAATCATCCTCATAAATATGAAACAAATGAATATTTTGTTTTTCACACTCTTCTGTTTTATTTAAATGATATTTCTTATCTTTGTGTAATTCATTGTGCCAATACAAACCATTAAATTCAAAAGCAAGATTCAAATCTGGTAGATAAATATCTATTTCTTTACCAGACAATATCTTCCTATCAGACAATAATATATTACCATCATAATTATCTTTTATGAAATTTTTTAATTCTATTTCTAATCCAGATACTGCTTTATTAATTGGGTTGCATATTGTGCAGATTATTGTATTAGTTTTTCTTCTTCCTGCCAATAATGTGTATGAGATATTAAAAATATGTTCTTTATCACATTTCATAGTATATTCTTTGTCTTCTATATTCATTTCTATTACATCATAATCTGGATAATAATCTAAATACTTTTCCATGATTGTTTTGTTTAATCTCTGAAGTGCTTTTTCTTTGATTTCTGTTGATTGTAATGCATGTTCAACATTATATAATGAAATCATCGTTTTTTTAAATTTTTCTCTATTATTATAATTTTTATTATTGAATTTTCTTTCTTTTGTTAATTGAACTTTTTTATAAATTTCATTGTTTTGTAATGGTGATTCTACATCATAATTTTCTTTTAATGTTAATTTAGATTTTTTTAAGATTTCTTCATTTTGTAATGGTGATTTAGTCCCAAACCGTTCAAAATTTGTTTTATACATTTTTTCTAAAACTTCTGATGATTCAGCAGGTGTGTTTGTTCCAAATTTTTTAATACATGTATTTTTTCTTTTCTTTTTTGTTAAATCTGATTTATCTGAACATTTTTTAGAACAAAACATATGATAACCAATTGTTGAATTTTTGAATTTTACATTATTATCACATTCTTTACATGTTTTTATATGATTTATATCATTCAGAAAATGATATACTTGTTGTTTAAATGATAATTCATTTAATTCATTTTTTATAGTATAATCTATAACTAATTGAAGAATATCAGCGTAATTATTAAGTAAATATTTTTTTCGAAACATTTTACCAGATTTATCATTTAAATCAGTTATATTTTTTCTCCCAGTTTCATCATTCATAATAAAGGTCTCTTTTATACCTATATATAAATAAAAAGTTGTCAAATAAGAAAGGACAATTAAATTAATAATTGTCCTTTTTCATTTAAAATAAACTTATACTTAACTTGATTGGAATCCTCCAGATTGAATATCACCTTTCTTTAAGATTGTGATATTATTTACAATGATACCCATACCTTTTACAATTTCTATGAATGTGTCTAATACACCCATTTGTAAATCTATGATATAATTGGTATTATTTGTTTCATCAATTACATTTTGGAAGTCATATAGACCATCACGATTTTGAATATCTTGACAGATTTTATCAGCTTTATATTTAATCTCAGCACGTATTGCACCAGTATTAAATCTCCATTGATATCTTAATAACATATCATATAATGCATTTTCTAATTCAATTAATACTTCTCTTGAATGAATTACTGAAAGTGAACTATAAGGGAACACTTGTGCAGTTGACTCAGAATTAATACAGAAACCAGCATTTCTTTTCTTCACAATAGGATTTAATCCCATAGAATAAAGATTTGCTAAATCATCATCATTTAAGTCCATTTCAACTCCTGCTATATCAGTTACTCTACCATTACTAATACCTGCGGCAATAGTCCAAGGTTGAATTGCTGAAGAAGAAGATAAGAATTTCTTCATATAAGTTGATGCAACCCATGCTGCTGGTGGCACATCTTTTGGCACACCTAAATCATTAACTGTAACGAATGGGAAGAAATAACCAACTGTTGAACGCCCAACTCCTTCAGAGAAAGAATATAAGAATGATGGATTTTTAGTTTCATCACCACCTTCTTTTAGAAATTCAGTGTTCAATGTAACATCATCATTTATAAAACTTGGATTAGTTGAATTTTTCAATGTTTTTACTGAAGGTGCTGAAACAAATCCAAATGAATTCAATTTCTTACCACATAATTCAGTATATTGTTGTTTAGATTTTGATGTTAAACCAAGACCGAAACTATCAACTAAATATCTCCAAGTAATCTTATTTTTATTTATTAAACCTTTACCTAAATTAGTAGTTGGCAATAATAAATCTAAAATATCTGATTGTCTGTTTTCTTCTCCATTAGGAATAGATTCTTGACTTATTACGAAAGGAATCAATTTAATACCTTTATAATCAGAAACATATTTCTCTACTGTAGGGTGAGCTGTTGTTGAATAATCAAACCCACCACCAATTCTTGAAATAGCATTTATTTTTATTGGTGCATCACAAGTCACAACTTTTAATGCTGGGTTTGTTGGATGACCAAAAACTTTCACTATTCTTGTTAATTTTCTTGGATCTTCATTAATTTCTATTGTCGATTCATCATAATATGCTTCAATAAAATCACCTTTAACTAATTCTGAATATCTAACTGCATCAATTGTCATCTCATAAACACCTGTTGGGTATTTATTAATATCAAATTCTTCAATTTCAACTGTTTGCTTAAAATTAGAATCAGCAGAATAAATCATAATTTTTGAATCATATAAATTAATAATGTCTGTAATTTCAAATGGTGATATACCATCTTCTCCCACAAAATCAACATATAATGTATCAGTGTCTTGGAACCATGCTTTAATAATGAATTTAGTAGTTGAACCACTATCATTATTCATATAACCATAATCACCATTATTTAAAATACCATTATAATAATCTAAGTAAATATTTGAGTATTTTCCAATAACACCAGCATTTGTTGAAGGTGTTTGTCCTTCTCCAACTAAATCTTCTACTGATAATGTTGTAGAAATCATTCTGTCTGCTGATACTTCATTTACAATAAATTCATTATCTAAATAATAAACTAACCATTTATAAGAATCAGTATTAAAGAATTCGTTTGGATCTATTGTTCCAACATCAATTCTCATATAACCATCATAAGATGTATTATAATCTACTGAACTCAAATTAGATTGAGTAATATAATATTTAGATGAGTTTGTATAATTTATTATAACACCTTTACCATCATCTAATTTACTTTCAATTTCATCATACGCATTTCTATATCTAAGTTGATTATAATTAGTATAATCAGTAGAACCAGAAGTATTACCAAATGACATTTTTAAGAAATTTGATGTTGTTGCACCAGTTGAAATAACTATATCTGTTAATGGTAAATAACCAGTTCCATCTATTGTTATTGGAATATATTCTGCGTTTATAACTAAATCAGTTGCTCCAGTTGCTGGTGTATTACCAGAACTAATTGTTAAATGGACATAACCTAAAATAGTATTATCATTATAATCAAGTAAGAATGGTGGCATATCTGCACCTGTTGTTGATTGCTCACCAGTTAAAATATTAACTGTTGCATCATCTCCTTTACTTAAATATAATACATCATATCTATCTAATGTATCTGTTGGTGTTGTGAATTCAAGTGCATCAAATGTAAATTCTGTTAACCCACTATTGAATTCATATTTTGTATTATCAAGAACAAAATATGGTAATGTATAATTTACATTAATCTCAGTTCTTTGAACATACATATCTGTCAATGTTGCTGCAACACTAAACCCAAGTGGATTACCACCCACAGTTTCAGATATTGTAAACATTCTTCCACCATCACTAACATTTTCTACATAATAAACTGTATTTGCTTGAATAGTATCAAATGCTTTATTAAAAGTAACAGCATTCCCAACTACTAATAATTGGTGATATGTTCCTGGATTAATCCCACAAAGTGGTGGTGATGATGGACACATCATTAACCAAGATGAACCAGAAGCATCAGCAGTATGGTCCATTGCAACCAATGTAGATGCTGTATTACTAATACTTGTCCCATGAACATAATGATTTGTGCATTCAGCAGTTCTTCCAGAAATAAATTCATTTTCTAATTCTGTTGTATAATTACCAAAAACATTACCACAACTTCCTAATGGTTGTTGAGTGTAAGTCAATGTTTCATAAATATCTTCTTTATATGATAAGAAATCAATTGATGTCTCAGATTTTCCTACTAAACCATCTCCAATTAAATCAATTTTTCCTGTTGGGAAATCTGAATCTAATAATTGATCTTCATAGTAAGCACAGAATAAACCTGTTTTATCTGTATCATTATTAATTAATGATTTAATATACATATCTCTTCCATTTATATCAACAAAATATGGGATTAATGACGCATCATAATATCCTAATGTTGTTACATTTGGTTGATCAACGAAATCTTGAACAGCAGTCTTATCTAAACCAGTTGCAGTAAAATAATTACTCCAAGTTTGGTCTTCTGATAATACATCATAATTTGTCCAATCTCCATCTAAAATTAAAACTGAAACCATGTAATCTGATATCCAATCTTTTGCATTTACATATGCTGGAACTTTTGTAGCACCACCATACCAATCTTCAGCAGTGATATCAAAACCAGCTATTCTTGATTTAAAAATAAATGTTGTTGTTACTTTATTTCCTAAATTTGATAAATGTAATAATCTATCATAATCGATAGTTGGATCATTAACATAATCCAAAAATGTCTCAGAATCTCTTTCCCAGAAATCTTGTCTGTTAAAAAGTCTTGAATAAGGCATTTGTTTTGTATTTTCATTTTCATATTCAGATGCACATGACAATGATTTCCAATTTGCTTTGTCTCTGTCATCATCAGTTAATAAAAGATTCAATGCCCAAATTGGACCTGATTCAATCATTTTGATACAAGTTCTATGAAAATATGAACCTTTTCTTTCTAGTCCTCTATCAATATCACCAAATATTGCAATAAATTCTGCTTTACTTGTAATATATATTGGATTATTTACAGGTCCTTTTTTAGACATTCCTGGAACCAAATTTATTAATACATCTTGTGCAGGTAACTCAATTATTGAATTATCAATTTCATTAATAAAAATCCCTGGTCTGTTATAACGCCCTAAATCTTTGTTTTGTATTGGCATAATTAAAAATTATTTTTTTTAACTTTATTAAGTTTATTTATTTCTATATATTAAATAAAAAATCTAATTTTTCTCTAATATTTTCTTTATAAGAAATTCGCAATAAATCTATGTTTTCATTATCACAAAAATCAGTCTTTATTTTATCTTTTATCTCTCGTTTAATGAATGCAGACTCACCACCAAAAAATTCTATTGCTTCAAAATGTTGCTTCCCATCATATTCAATTAAGATATTTTGAATTGGTAAAAAGAAATCAAACGGTAATTCTTTTTTATAAATACATTTTTTGAAACGTTTTTCTTGAACAAATAAAATATCTTTTTCAATTAAATAATTTTTTATTTCTTTTTCTCCATTACTTTTTTTACAATGAGGACATCCTTGTTTTCTGTTTATATGTGACCCAGCACGTTGGTTAAATAATAATTTACATTTTTTACATTTTATTTTCACTTTAGTTGTACTATTTATATAATTAACCTCTGAGTAATCATATTTATCTTCATGTATTTCTCTTGCTTTTTTTGCCCATGTCTCTTTTGTATCAGAAACACCACCATTACAATATGGACAACCTTGTCCATTCAAGTGATTATTAGGATTTTGATTAAAAATACCATGTATTGGGCATATTATCTGAACTTTAATGTGAGAATTCTCATAAACAACAAGAGAATAATCAAAAAAAGAATTATGTATTTTTGTTGCAGTAAAAACAAAATCACTTGTGTTTAATACATTTTTTCCACTACATTTTTTGCAACCATGTCCTCTTAAATGTTGCTTTGGTGTTTGAAGAAAACTTCCATGTATTGGGCATATTATTTTTATTTTTGTATAGTTATTTATATATTCAACCAAAGAATAATTATATTTATTGTTATGTGTTTTATCAACTTTATTTATGAAAATACCTTTTCTATCAATCATATTCTATATATTAAATAAAAAATTCATTTTTTCTCTAAATTTTAATTTATTTTTTTATCTTTGCACAATGAAAACATATTTACAAAACATATTATCTGATTTCCCACATAAATTCTATTTTTATGGTTCAGGAGATTCATTAGATACAGATGTGTTTATTGAAGTTGATGAAATACCAGATAATATAGAAACTGCAATTCAATATATGAAAAAATTAAAAGAAGATTTCAATTTAGATTGGAATATGAATATGATTGTAATTAAAGATGGTGTTGTTATTGATAATATCCCAAGCAAGGGTTCTAAATATTCTCTTAATAATAGTTTATATAACACACATGAAAAACATATTCAACAATATTTTAATCCAATCACAAAAGAATTAAAACCAAATAAACTTTTAAATATTTATAAATGTGTTAGAAATATTTTGACTCAATGTACAAGAGTCAATTCTGAATACAGACAATTTATTAAACCATTAAAAGGTATTCACCCATGGCAAAATAAATTAATTTCTTTTGATAAATTAGATTTCACTGAAATTGAGACATTTAATCAACCATATCAAACAGACACAGATACTTGGAAATCAATAGTTTTTTATTTAGGTCAATCATTGTCTTTATTAGATGATATTGAGATATATACAAAATCACATTTAATAGAAGAACACCCATATTTTGAAAATTTTATTTTGAGGAAAGAAATAACTTTATTAGATAAGAAAATATTACAAGCAAAAATAACTGAATATTTAAAAAGAATTAATGAATTAAATTTTATCAATGAAAAACAATCTGATGGTTTTTATAGAATATTAGAACTTAATGAATTTAAAATTGATATGAAAAAAGAAATAGATATTTAATATATAATCATATGAGAAATATTTATATGTATAAAGATTGGGAAAAAGCAAATTCAAAGAATTATGAATTTGTAAAGAAAAGAACATCAATAAAAAGATTATATGATTTATTAGAATTAAATTATAATAATGGGAATAATAAAATTACATATAACGATGTAGATCCATCATTTGATTATACTATTAATATACCAGAGAATGAAGAAATTAAAGCAGGGGAATATAATGTAACAAAAACAATAGAGTTTGATTGGGAAGATGAAACAGATAGTAGTGATACATTTAATGTTTATAGTTTCAGTTTAAGGAGTAAGTCAGGATTTAGTAATATTGAAAATACTCATAAACACATACCATTATTAGTGAAATTTTTTACTAATTATTTAAATTAATAAATTTATGAAAATTAAAGAGCTAATACCATTTGTTGGGATTTCTTCTGCAAGTGTAGAAACATATGATAATCCTTATTTCATTCTATATCAATATATTGTGATGATGATTGTTGCATGTTCTATCTTTTATTTATTGTGCAATTGGTTACAATAAATCTTTCAAAAAATTATTAAATACTAATTGAACTTCTTCTTTATATTTAATTGGGAATATTATAGAATCATGAATAGTAAAAAGTTTTATGTGTGGGAATTCTTCTTTAATAGTTTTAATACACTTATTAAATATGAAATCTGATTCAATCAATTGTAACTGATGTGATAATGATTTGTAATCTTCACTTAAATATTTATACTCTTTAATATAATCATACACTGTTGGATATATCTCTTTAAATAACTTATTCTCCATTCTTTTATCTACATTTTTTCCAAACAAAACTTTATACATCAATAATTTTGCATCCTTTCTACTTGTTAAAAATTGTGGGTATTTTTCCCATATTTCATCATAAATCAATCCATTCTTCACAACATCTAAAAAATGTTTTATTTCTGGACTAAAATTGTTAGAACCAATCTCTTTTTTCAGATATACACCAAAAAAATATGGTTGTGAATTTGGTAAATCTATCTCTGCAACTTCATCACCATCAATTCTTAAAAAATTACTTCTGATGTGTTTTTTTAAAACTGTGAAATTTGTATGTAGTCTTCCATAAGCATCGAATTTAAAAAATATATGTTCTGTGTTAATACCATCAATTGAATTTAGATTTTTGAAATATTTATGTAATTCAATATCTTTATTATCTTTTTGTTTATTCAACCATTTAAATGCTTTATCATA